ATAACGGAAGGTTCGGAAACGTGCGCTGGCCTGCCAAAACTCAAAACCAAACGGCGTTTGAACCCAAAATGCCTTCGACGGAGTATCGTCGCCACCGCTCAATTCGACGCTGACGTTCACCGATCCTTCGGCCGCCGAATTGATGCGCCCCACCAAGGACGGTGCCGCCTGCCCGGTCGAGGCTGGATTGCCGTTTGCATCGCGCGGGGCGTTCAGCCATGCGATATGTGAGGTGGCGATATACAGCAGCGACAACAGCACCCCGGCCGCGAAGGCTGGATTGCTCGTGCTGTTCGGAAAGAGGTTCGACGCCCGGTTGAAGTAGCTTTGACCCATCGTTGAAGAAACGGCTCCGAACACCGGGAACTCGGCGACCCAGTCGGCATAGACAAATATGACCGCCGGGCTCGCCATCGCTACCTCACGCAGCCGCTGAACGCGGCTCCTGCTTGATCTGCGAAATCGACGAACCCAATGGCTTCGGATCGCGCCGATCTCCGTCCGGATTCATCGGCCCGAGGCCGCTGTCCACTTTGGCGTGCTCGGCCGCATCTGCGGCAAGCGAGTCAAGATCGGGCTGCGCCTTGATCAGGCCGTTGACGACCATGTCGGTCTCGGCGTTTTGTTCCAGCCACGCAGCGAAGAAATCAGCCGGGATGTTCGGTGTCAGCGCGTAGCCGCCACCCTCGTCCTCAATCATCTGCGGTGCCCGGGGAAAGCCCTTCGGTGGCTGGCCCCTCGGATAGGCCGTGCCGCGGATGAAATACTTGTCGCCATATTTGACGTTCACGGTTTCCTCGACCGAGCCAAACTGGCCGGTAACTCGCGCCGACTTCGGCTTACAAAGCTGGATCTCCAGATGCACGTCCAACTTCGACGCCACCGTCACGAACTTCGCCTTCGACGGTGTGTGAACGGCTGGAGCCGTCGGAGTCTTGGTGATCTTCTCGTTTGCCATCAGGTCTCTCCTCGGTTTTCAAAATGCCGCTCGTGACGAGCGGGCTGTCTTTGTGCATCTCAAGCCACTCTTTCCACACATCAGCGTCGACCTCGTTGCGGCCGACATTGAGCGGGATTTCGCATTTCAATCTAGCACGCTTCTCGATCTCACCGTCGATCATTTCATCGACGCGGAGCGTGATCCGGGGGCCGTCGAGGTGAACTACAATCTTGTCGGCCATCTCGGTATCCCTAAAATAAAGGCCGGCCGCTCGTTCAGCCGCCGGCCTCGAACTTCTACGCGGGTAGGCCGCGGTCTTAAATTCCGAGCATTCCTTTTACGGCGACAGGGGCGCGTAGGATCGTACCCCACGAACCGCTTGTCTGCTTTTGCTCGAACGAAGAGAGTTCCGAGATAAGCCGGTGCTTTCGAAGCTTCTCGTTGTAGGCGCAGTAGGCGATGGTCTGACCCTGGATTTTGTCGGGAATGAGCTGCATCACATTGCCGCCCGTCGAATAGCCCTGCGGGTTGGTCGATGACTGCACGCCGTATTGCGGCGCCGTCTTGACCGTGATGTTCGGATAGCCCTTCTTCATCAGGTCGGCGACTGAGACACCGAATGAGTTGGTGAAGGTCATCGCCACTTCGCTTTGCGGCGACATCGCCAAAGTCATCGCAGACTTGGTGTTGAGTGTGCCGTTGGTCTGCCCGACCAGTCCGGTCACCACCGCGATGACGTCGTTGTAGACCTCGTTCGCGGTCGCGTTCGGCGTGTTGCCGCTGAACCATCCGGTCCCGCCCGCCGCCTTTACCGCCGGCGTCAGATAGGCCGAGAGGAACGGGTTGTTCATGATCCCGTAGTTCTGCAGGCCCTGCACACCGAAGGCATAAGTTAGATTCTGATAGGTGTTGAGCAACTGAGCCGAGGCCATCCCGAGTTCGGAGACCAGGTTCACCTTGATCAGGCCAACGCGGTCGATCTCGCGGTCGCCGTACTTCACGATGTCCTGGAAGAGATAGGACTGGAATGCCGGGTAGTTGAAGTTCACCCCGACCATGCCGCTGTTGGCGAAGTCGCCGTAGCTCGATACCTCGCCCGTGCTCTCGATCACCGGGAACACACGAACGTCATCGACCCAACTGCCTGCTTGGCGTTCGCCGAGAATGGAGCCAAACTCAAGCGGCGAGAACAGGATGCGGATAATCTCCGGGTCGATGGTCGTCGCGAGCATCGCGGGGATAGCCGAGTTCGGATCGAGCGAAGCAGGACCGGGAAGCGCGTCCATCGCGATCCTGGACGTGCGCTTCTCATCCTCCGTCAAATACCGTTGAACCCCCGGCAGGATGATGCCGAGCGCCTCTAGGCGTGGCCGATCTGCCTGATACTTCGCTCTAGCTTCGTTGACGTTCATTAGAGTATCTCCTCGATTGTCAGGTATCAGGCGATGCGCTGTCTGCCTCTAGCCGAGTGGCCACGAAGACATCTTCACGAGTTCGTTCGTGAGACCGCCACTTACCGCGATCCACTTCGTCTCGACGACGGTGCTGCCGACAACCGCGTGGCTGGTCTGCGCCGCGGTGCCGGAGTTGGTGGCGAAGGTGCTGCTGTTGTTGCCGGTGCCGGAGATAAGATAGGTCAGCACGGTGTTGGCCGGCAGCGTGGTGCCACCGCTCAACTGCATCCCGACGGCGAAGACTTGGCTGGTGGTGCCAACGGTGTAGACGCCGTAGTTGCCGCCGATCGTGGTGCCGGCAGCAACGGTCTGCTCGCCGATGCTGAGTTCATAGGTGCCCGCGCCGCCGGTGCCAGTGGTGCCGCCCGAACCGAAGGGCGAGACCTGGCCAACCGCGTTGCTGTTGAGCACAGCGCCCGGATAGATGGTGCCGACGCTAACCGAGGCGACAGTGAGCACGTTTCCAGCAACGCCGCCGACTAGGGTGAGGGTGGTGTTGACCACCGCGCCGCCAGAGTCGCTCGCGGAACTCGGGAAGGTGCCGGCCGTGGCAAACGAAACCGCGCCAGTGAGCAGGTTCGCGAATGCCTTCTGCCCGGGAATGGCCTCAGTCGATCCGACATTGACGACCCAGAAATCGCCGCCGGTCATAACCGATGATGCAGGCATCCCCGAGAGGATGGTCATGCCCGCATCGGAGAGGAAGACTGTGTTGAGTGCGAGACCCTTGGCACGCATGACAAACCCGGCCACCGGGCCGGCGCCGCTGTTGGTCGCAATCTGTGCCGCGCTGTTCGGGTCTAGCGGCGGGTAGGTCCATGCGAACCGCCCGATTACGAGACCAGCCGTGCCAGCAACCAGGCCGCCGGGGCCGGCGTCGTAGCTGAAGAGCGGGTTGGCACTCGCGAGGTCGCCAGCGACGCCCTGTGCAGGAACACCGTAGACTTGGGTTTGGAAGCCGCCGCTCATGAGATTCTCCTGTTAACAGTCGTTCAGTGTGTTCGTCGGCCGTGTCAGGCCGTCAGGCGGTTCCGATCCGCGCCGCATCGGCGAAGCGGGAGGCGAAGTCGTCGCTCGCAGCCGCATCCATCGCGATTGAGGTATGGCCGCCCTCGACCGGACGCGCGCCCGGCTTCGGCATGAGCTTGATCAGCGTCGGCAGCGCCGAGGCGTGAATGGTCTTGGCGTCGGGGAGGTTCAGCATTGTCGCCGCATGGCGGTAAACATCGTCCGCGCTGTCGAGCGCAAGCGTGGGCGAGAGATCGCCAACCCAGGGATGAACATCGGCAATGGCGACGCGGATGCCGCGCTCATTGTCGCGGACCTGCTTCACGGTCGCCTTGAGAGCGGCGTCCATCGCAGCCTTGGTCGGTCGCTCTTCCATTTCCTTGTCCCTCGCGGTTTTCGCGTCGTTAGCCTTTTTCTCGGCCTCCGTCTTGATTTCTTCGTCCTTGGCCGCCTTCGCTTCGCGGGCCTTTTTCTCTTCTTCGGTCTCGTCGGCGTCGGCGGCGCCGGACTTCGGCATCATGTCCATCGCCTTCGCAATGTCCTCGTCGTTGACGCCCTTCTCCTTCAAGAACGCCTTGAAGGGTTCCGCGTCGTATGCCTTGTCCTTGTCGTCATCTTCCTCGGCATCGCCGGCGGCCGCGGCTTTCTCCATCGCCTTCTTCTCTGGCTCGGAAGCGGCCTCATCAGCGCCTTCCTCGGGCTTCGCGCGCTCAAGATGATCGAGCATCTCGGCGACATGCGAAATATCGGCGTCCTTCGCCAGCTTGCCCTTGAGCGCGCCGTCGAGTGCCATAGTGATCGGCTTGGCTTTGAAACTCTTGCGGGTGACGTCCTTGAAGATCGGCATCAGATCGATCTTGGCGTCCTTGGCGAGGAGCGGGGCGAGATATCCGGCGGTGAGAAGCAACGTGTTGGCGGCAAATCGGGTCGGCTTGCTCATGAGATTCTCCGTGCTGGCCTTAATCAATGATTCATCCAACCCGAGTGCCTTAAGCGCATCGCCGGGCGTCTTGAACTTTTCACGAAGTGCAATGCCCAAGCTAGTCAAGGATTCGGACCTCTATTACTCACGGCTAACAGACGGTTATTTTAGACGCAAGGGCTTGGGCGTGCCCGATGCCTTGGCCACTAAGGGTGGGATAGATCAAGCAGCGCGTTCTCGAGGGCGGCCCATTGGATTTCCTCAGCACTGTCACCGACAACGACATCCGGACCGGCGCGGCCATCTTTTACGAGGGCAACGTGATTCCCACAGATCGCGCGCATCACTCCATCGAATTGCAAACCTTCATAAGTGCCAGGCGTCATGTCAGGGTCGTAGTTGTAACCACAACTCAACTCTTTTTTGTCCCCGCCCTCGATATCGTCGATCGCTTCTTGCGACCAAACGTGGAGGCTGTTAGTCAGGTACGGGGGCTCGAATTTTGCATCTGTGCCAGTGGTCCAGACGACATCCCACGGCTTGTGATCTTGCGCGTCGACGGGCGTGTGCTTCCTCAACAACTGCACGCCGTTGAAGGTCGGCGCGGCTTTCTGTAGTTCTTCCGGATCGCGCAGTAGCTGGTAGATTTTGTCGGGGTCGAGACCGAGAGTTTCCCAGTCCGGAATCTCCTTGCCGCGATATGGATTGACGGTCGCCTTGCTGATGTTGGCGACCTTCACCGTCAGCCGACCGTTGCGGTCCTTCTCGCGAACCGAATCCCTGTCGAGTGCGAGCGCGAGGACCGAGTCAGTCGCGGTTAATTTTGCCTTCACTTTATCGGCCCAATCATCGTCCACTTCGGCGAATACCTCGGAACCAAACTCCAGCAATCCGTCATATGGTTTGATGCCAGCAAGATCAATGTCCCCTGCATCGTAAGTGATTGTTAGGTGCGGCTTGTATCCTGGAAAATCCCATGAAGCACCGACATCACGAAATTGTTGCCATCGTTTCGTCATCGCGGGAGAATCAAACCGCAGGACAATGGCTCCCTTGTCACCGAGACGATCTAGCGCGCGGCTAGGACCGGCATCAACTGTGGCAATTTCCTTCTCAGCGTCGAGCTTTGACCAATCGACCGGATCTCGACTGAACGCAAGAGTGACGTGCATATCGTCGGCTGGAAGCGTTGTTTTGAATCCGGCCTTCTTGGCCCATGCAATGACATCGGCGGCGTTGGTCAGCGGACGATTGACGTAAAGCGTTTTTGAATCGGCATCCTGCGATTCCTCGTCCTTACCGACAAACTCCTCACCAACCTTTTTAGGAATGCCAAGCGTCGAGTTTCCAGCAGCCGCTGCGAACATCGCGCGCCGCTGTGCTTCCGACACGGGAGGATCAGTTGCGATCGGCTTCTTGCGGATAGCCGCGGGGATCGCAGAGTTCGGCGTGGTTGAGAGAGTCGGTTGCATCAGTCTGGTAAATCACGAAACACAATCTTCGGCAATGTCACCGGCTTCGCGCCGCCCTTCCGCTTTGTCGCCCCGGTGATCGTGCGAGTGTTCGAGGCAATCGTGTTGGCCCTTCGGAGCAGTGCGCGCTTGCGGTCTTCTTTTTGGGCGTACCGCTTCATTCCAATCTCAACGCGCATCAGGCTCTGCCCTCAGGCTGAACCACGCTCAGCACGAATGCTGCGGCGCGCAGCCTTTGCTTGATCTCATCGATCCGCTCAGCCGAGACTTCCCCGTCCTTGATCATCTCCAACTCTTCATCGCTGGTTCCGACTCGTGAGGCGAGCGCCCATATTACCGCGCCGCCTTCGAGGTCGAGCTGGCAGTTCACGAAAAGCCCTTTAATAATGGCCTACTTTGGCACCGACAATTTATTAACTCCGATGGCCAGATTCTACGCTGGACTTTCGGATCAGGATCAAACCATCCTTCGGCAACATTATAACGTTTTCCGTCATTGGCGTAATGGGTCTTTCTAACTGTCTTTCCGGCGTGAGAGTGCATCCAAATTGCTTCTTTGATCCCCACCTCTGTTTGCCTGGCGTGCTGCATTGCAGAAGTAGCGAGGTTGTTTTGTGTCCTGGAAATCAGGGCTGCACGTCTCCGCGTAACACCATAGTGTTCCTCTAATTCCTTCGCTAATGAACCAAGGTCACGGCCCGTTGTCACGCTGCGCATCACGCTGCCAGTGACTTGGGTTAAATACTGTTCTGGGAGATTGCGAATTAGTGCCACATTCTGCTCGATCGTGGCCCGCAGAATATCGCGCATCGCCGGGCTCATTTGAAAATCGACACTGATCCCGGCTTTTTTCAAAATCGCCTTGAGCGACGCATCCGATCTTCGCCATGACGATTTGGCAAACCATGCGGCGAGTTCTGGCGCACCGTCCTTGAACCGTCTCCGCCATTGCCGCGTGAGATCGTCGATTGCTCGCTGAAGCTCTAGCGCAGGCGTGGCGTCTTGCGCGATCACGGGCGTATTCGCGCGATATGCCACCTTAAGCCAGTAATCAAAACTGCGGTGCATTTCCTCAACAATATCGCGCAGCTTGCGCCGATAAGCGGCCTCGATGCCGAGATTTGGCCGAACAGCGGGGAGGACCTTCTCGTTCTTTTTCAACCGCATTTACGGCGTTCTCGCTCAGTGAATCGGCACCACTTTTTTCGTCTCATCCATCCCACGAAATTCAACCTCTGTCGGCGGCGCATCGAGCCATGCTTGGTATTTATCTAGTTCTTTCCGGGAATCAAAGAACTCCCATTCGGCGCTCGGGCATCCGTTGGAATCCATAGTCGAGACAAACTCAGAAACCGAAATGGCAATCGACGAATTATCAGGAACGTCGGATGAACCTTTCTCGAACCGGACTAGGACTATTTCCGGCGTGATCTGGTCGATGATCTCTCCGGTGTGGAGATACTTTTCGCCGCAATGCAGAAAGAACTTGCCGACTAAACTCATGGCTATTCTCCACCTTTTCCAACGTCCGCTTTACCAGTGGCGCCGGCTGCCGGGCCGGTTTCCGCCAATGGATCGGGGCGACCGCCTTGAGGTTCGAGCCCCGACTCCTCTTCCTCACGAAGATCCGGCGTATCTTCAACGTCGAGATCAGCATACGGCAATTCCCGATCATTCGCGATCTTCTTGCGGACTTCCTGCGGCGCGAGAACGCCCGCGTCGATGTATATCTGATCGCGCTCGGCCTCGGCCTTTTGATTTTCGCCGCGTTCTTTTTCGGTCAACTGCCGGAGCGGCTCGAACGCGATGGTGATCTGCGGATCGATCTTACCCCAAAGCGAAAGCTGCTCGAAGTTGATCACGCGGACAAGCGGCTGGCGGATGCAGCGATTCTGGAATGCCGAGATCGTGTCGTCGTACACGGTAATCTCAGATTCCGACGAATTATTAAGCCCTGACGGCTGTAGCCCTGTGTATTTTACGAGTGGAATCCTGGCCGTCGATGCCACATGCTCCTGGGATTGAGCCAACAGCGCGTCGAGGCCAGAGATCGGCGCCGAGACGTTTTTGAACTCCTCGGTGGCCTTGTTGAGCATCATGACGCCCTGATTATCCCGCAACGCCGTGAATGCCATCGCGCGCGAAATCGCGTCCCCTGAGTCGGCATCTTCGAGCATCGCCATTAGGTCGGTACTCAGAACCATGACCGAAAAAGCGTGGATCAGATCGGTGACGCTCTTTTTGGTCTTGAGCCAGTCGTCGATGTAGGGCCGGAGTATCTGCGAAAGTGCGAGGCCACCGAAGGCATAGGCCGGCTTGAGAATGTCGGGGACCGGACGCGCCACGAAACTGATAATCCGGCTGGCGTCGATCTCGGTCCCCATGACGTACCAGACTTGGGGCTTGTACCAGTCGTCCTTGAGCGGATTATTCGCGTTGTAGGTCGTCGGATAGACCCACATCGGCTCGATGTTTTTCAGGGATTGTAGCGAGCCCTTCTCGATCTTGCCTTGGCTCATCTTGTCGCGGCCGTCTCCGATCGGCATCTTGAGTTCTTTCGGATTGCCGTCGACGTCATCGCCGAAGTTCATAAACAGGTGATCGCGGCCGAACAGACCGTCATCGCGTACCAGCGTGTAGAACCTGTCGCGGACCTCTAGCCGTTCCTGGTCGTCCTTGAGTTCCTTGACCTTATCGGCTTTGCCCGCGGCCTCAACACGCTTTTTGCGTTCGTCCGGATCGGCCATCCGCTCGGCCTCGCCTTCCGGATCGTTCTCCTCGCGGCGTTTTTGATTGTCCTGCTCAGATTCGTCGCCCGTAATCTCGAAGTCGATCCACTTGCGCGTTGCGTCATCGGCAATCGTCTCGGATGCCGTTCGATACTCGGCCCGCTGCGCCAACTCGGAAAGAAACGGATACCCAAGGAACTGCAGACCATCGGCCGCCAGTTGGTCGAAGATGTTGCCCGCCCATTGGCCGCCGCCCCATTGGAGCGAGTCGTCCATTGCCATCTGGACCTTTTTGTCCTTCGGCATCGCGTTTGGGGGGAAGGCCGGCAGTTGGAACGGATTGAACTGCGGCGCGTCGGGGCGCTTCTTGTTGACGGTGGCGTATTGCTTACTGAGTTCGAGCAGCCGCTCGATGTTGATCCTATTGCGCCGGCGCTTGGGCTCGGCCGGGACAGTGGCGACCGCAGTCCCCTTATCCTTTGGCCTGCCAGTGAGAACCTTGCGGCGCCCGGCGCCCGGTCGCTTGCCGCCCCATTGTCCCTTCATCGCTATGTTTCCTGAGTTCCGGTCTTGATTACCGTCGCCGCGCGTGCCCGGTCTCGCTCCGCCGTGTAGCAACGCTGGCAAAGCACGTGATCGCCATCCTTCGGAAGCACAAACCGGCTACGCCCGAGACCCTTGCGGATTACGATGCGGCGTCCGCACTCGCAGTAGCGCCGGTCGATCATCTTGATTCTGTCCCGTCTTAATTAAATCAAGTAACACGGGAATAGGCAGGCGTTCAATAGCGCTAGCCGCGAGCGCCGCGCCCGGAGTTCCTGATCTGTTGGAGCATTCCCGGCGTGAACTTCAGTGCACGGTGCGCCGGGCCAGAAAAGTGTATAACCAGGGAATCCGCGAGGTTTGGACTCTTCATGCCGTCCGGCTTTTTCTGAATCAGTATCTTGCCGATGTCATTCGCCTTGTACTGCGGCTGGCCGAGCTCGGCGATTAGCTTCATGTACAGCGGCATCTTGGAACTGATCGAGATGATCTCGTCCGGCTTGCTGGCGACACCCTCGACAACCCACCGATAGGTTTTCTGAAACCTAGTGCGGACCTTCCACCATGACTGCGATTTGCGGTTATAGAAAAAGTCCTCGTTCTTGCGACCCTTGACGTCCTCGCTATCGGGCTCGGATAGCTCACCAGATCCTCGATAGGCTTCGACATCAAGCCGCTTCTGCCCGTTGCGGACACGGCGTTCGTTGATAATTCGTGCATCACCCCGAACACCAGCCCCAAGGCCGTCAGCATCATAGCGGAATCGCTTGACCTCGAGCTGATCGCATATCTCGAATATCCGTTCGACGTGCTTGAATATATCGTCGCCCTCGGTCTTGCCCCCAGACCATTCCTCGATGAAATCGACACCGATGCCCTTCGCTGAGATCGCCGCGTTCTTGTCCGCCCCGCCATCGGCAACGTCGAAGGAAACGCTGCGCTCCCCGGTAGGGACAAGCCCGAGCTTCTCAATCGCGTCGATCGACGCCTTGAGCCAAGTGCCAGGGATAACGACGCCCTCGACCGAGGCCATGTAGTCGCGGTCTATCTCTTGGGCGACCACGATCGGGTCGAGCTCGGCGCATTGCTTGGCGTACCATGCATCGTCTTTTCGAGGATCGAAACGCCAGTCCCACACCCAAACATCGACTTTTCCACTATGCCGTCGAACTGCGAATGAGTTGTTCGGTCCATTCACCGAGGAAACGTCGATCCGACAGTTAGTCGTTTGCGAGAGAGCCGCGTCGACTAGCGTCGGGCGAGGAAGATGCGCCGCTTCATCGACGAAATAGACCGATGTGCGGTCGCCTCGGCCAATCTCGTCGCCGCCCTCGCCGGTTAGCGACGATCCGGTCGCCGGGAATTTCATTCGCATGTAGGGCGAATCGTGTGCCTCCCGCCAGCCACCGCGGAACTCCTCTGGCAAATGCCGCATAAAAAACCGCGCCTTCCAGAATAGGCTTTTGGGATCGTCGGTCTGGTCCACGTACATCTCTTTGCGCGAGCCATAGCCGACGCGCATTCCATCGTAGAGAACGCAGAGCGCACAGCCGACAGCCACGCAGAGCCATGATATGCCACCATCGCGCGATTTCTCGACGATGCCCGGCGTCTGGTCGCGCCAGTGCTGTACGACCCACTCGATGAACTCCCGCTGCTTGGGGAATAGCAGAAACGGGACGATCGACGCGCGCCCGAGTTCGATAGAGCGCGGGTCGTAGGTGACC